ATTCTACAGAGAACATTACATCTTGGACAGCAATAGACGACCTTGATATGAGAAAACATCTATCAAACTTTGTTTGGGTTGAGGATTCAGAAAAGGGGTTAAAGGAAGAAGGAATAAAGAAAAGGGTAATAAATTATTTATTAGAATAAATCTCCATCAAGACAATTTGTTTCAGGTTCAAAAAATAATTTTAAGATAAAAAAAATAAAAGATATTTATATAAAAAAAATGCCAAATTGTAACTACTTCAGTGTTGTAAATTATAATAATGTCCAAGAAGGATATTACAGTTGGACTGGGTGTACGGGAGATATTAACATATCTACGATTGGTACCCTTCAAACTCAATATGTTTGTGCTCAAGATGTTGTGGAAGAATATTATGGCGCACCTCTGGACATTACAAATGAAGGGTTATGTCCATCAAGTACACCAACACCAACTGTAACACCTACGCCAACTCCAACACCTGTAACACCTACCCCAACTCCAACACCTGTTACACCTACCCCAACCCCAACACCAAGTGTAACTCCAATTGTTATTTTCACATATAATTTATGGGCTGGAGGATATTATCAAAATGCTTGTGAAGCTGCGGGCATGTTCTCAAATCCTGCAAATGTAACAATATATGTTACAAAACCATTTGAATTATTGGTTCCTGGCGATAATGTGTTTGGTAATTCGTCATTAACTATACCCCCAATCAATTCTAATTTCACTATTAGTAATGGTTCTAGATTCATTCAAATTAGTGGAACTTTAATTTTGAATGTCGGAGTATGTTAATTAATCAAAAATAATGGATTTTTTTAAGAACATTACAATATTTATAATAAAACAATTAAAATGGCTTGTAGTAAATATACTTTAACAAATACGGGTTCAACCGTAGTAAACTTCAATTATAGAAGATGTGACGATTCAATGTGGGAATACCAAGTAAATCTTGACCCTAACGAAACTAAAAATATTTGGTTAATAAACGACACTTACAGTATTGCACCATCATTTAATGGTAGTGTTTATTTGGTTGATGACGGAGCATATCCATTGACTCCAACTCCATCACCTTCAATTACTGCAACCCCAACACCTACGGTTACTCCAACAATAACACCAACAACCTCGGTTACACCAACAAAAACACCGACACCAACTCCAACACAACCATAAAACATTAGAATATTTTAAATAAACCCTTCACCTTCGTGGAGGGTTTTTTATTTTTATGTTTAAAATATAATATACATGAAAATATTCGTTCAAATTGCGTCTTACAGAGACCCTCAGTTGGTTTTTACTATTAAAGACATGTTGGAAAACGCCAAAAAACCAAATAACCTTGTTATCGGTATTGCAAGACAATATAGTCCTGAAGATGGGTTTGATAACTTAGATGAATATAAAGATGACAAAAGATTTAGAATATTAGATATTCCATATCAAGATGCCAAAGGTGTGTGTTGGGCAAGACACCAAGTCCAACAACTTTATAAAGGTGAAACATACACATTACAAATTGACTCTCACATGAGATTTGTTAAGGATTGGGATGATATCCTTATCAAAATGATAAAGGGGTTACAGAAGGACGGTTATAAAAAGCCTCTACTTACGGGCTACGTTCCTTCTTTTGACCCCGAGAATGACCCAGCAGGAAGAGCAACCGATGCATGGAGAATGGTGTTTGACCGTTTTATTCCTGAAGGTGCCGTATTCTTCTTACCTGAAACAATTCCAGGTTGGAGAGAAATGAAAAAACCCGTAACCGCAAGATTTTACTCAGCTCACTTCTGCTTTACATTAGGACAATTCTCAACTGAGGTTCAACATAACCCTGAATATTATTTCCATGGAGAAGAAATTTCAATTGCGGTAAGAGCTTATACTTGGGGTTATGATTTATTCCATCCACACATTCCTGTTGTTTATCATGAATACACTCGTAAAGGTAGAACAAAACAATGGGATGACGATAAAAGTTGGGGACAAAAAAATAGTCACTCACATTTAACAAATAGAAAACTATTTGGCATGGATGGTGAAAAACAAGAAGGTCACGATGGTCCTTATGGTTTTGGACCTGTTAGAACTTTAACAGATTATGAAAAATACTCGGGTATTCTTTTTTCAAAAAGAGCAATTGATAAACACACTTTAGATAAGAATTACCCACCTAATCCATATAACTTTGAAACAGAACAAGAATGGAGAGATAGTTTCTGTATGATGTTCAAACATTGTATTGATATTGGATATTCTCAAGTTCCTGAAACAGATTATGATTTTTGGGTTGTAGCATTCCACGGTAAAGATGATAAAACATTATTCCGTAAAGATGCAGACAAAAATGAAATTGCAGGTTTCATGAGAGACCCTGACAAATATTGTAAGGTATGGAGAGAATTTCAAACTGATGAATTACCATCACATTGGGTTGTTTGGCCACACTCAGAATCAAAAGGATGGTGTGATAGAATTACAGGTCAATTAACACATAATACGGTTAGTTAAGAAAGAAAATAGTATGAGTTACGCAATTGCAACCTTTTGTTATGGTGAAAGATATTATGACCAAACAAATAGAATGATAGAATCATTTAAAAAAATTAAAGACATACCAAAAATTTTTGTTGTTACAGATAAACCAGAATCAATCACTAAAGAAGATTTTGTATTTGTATGTCACATTAAAGAATATGACGAAAAATATTCCACATATAGCACAAATTATTATGATTTTGATTTTTCAGTTAAAAGATTTTCAGTAAAATTTGCGTTAGATAGTGGATACACTAAGATAATCTTAGTTGATACAGATGTTATTCCAAACGAAACTTTATTTACTGAAAAAAACATATTAGATTGTTTTATTTCTAATGGTATTTCAGGACAAGTGACATATCTATTTGAGGAAGAAATGGAACGTAATAGTATGTTAGGTGAAAGATTTAATTATTATGAGTCAAAATTTAATGTTAACTATAATAAAAAAGATATGTGGATGCCCGAAGATTGTATTCAATTTTTAGATATTGAAAAAGAAAAGTTTTATTCCTTTTTAACTACTTGGGACAAATGTATTGAAATTAAATATTCTGACAACTTACGTAACACGCCAGCAGGAAATATTGACGAAATGTGTTTTTCCGCATTTCATAACGAAATTGAATTACATAATAATTCTAACAAACACATAAATCTATTAATCCCCAATCACGACAAATGGTATTAAAAATTGTAACATCAGTATATGAATTAAACTATGAAGATTCCCGTGGAGGTATGGTATATAAATCATATCCACTATTAAGTCAAACATTACGTAATATAATTTTTGATGGGTTTGAATATGTCATTTATACTGACCAACACACTTACGACAAGTATTACTTAGGTGACGAATTTAACCAACCCAATGTAACAATAAAGATTCAAGAATTAAATTCTAAAAATTATCTTGATAATATAAACCCAATTAGAATGTCCAACTTTTCGGACGGAGAAATTTACGATAGAATTTATTGTGTTAAAAATTACATAGAAGTTATTTTTAATAAATTACAATTTTTACTTGACGAATGTGAAGATAATAAAAATGTCGTATGGATTGATTCAGGATTATTTGGAACTAGTTGTCACGACAGGTGGAGAGATTACATTAATGTTTTTGCCCATTCAGAATTATTTTTAAACAAAATAAATGAAAAAATATCCGAAAATGGATTTATTTGTTTACGAGGTGAATCCATTCAAGTTAACTATGAATTGAAAGATGTTCTCGTTAATATGTTTAACACTGATTTTAAATTGGTCCCTGGTGGTTTATTTGGTGGAACAAGTGAAGAGGTTAAAAAAGTTTTATCTAACTATCCTTCAATTTTTGAAAAGTATTATCAAACAACTAATAAGTTAATTAGCGAACAAGAAGTACTATCAATATTAACCCATACCAACGATGTTAAGTTTTTTAATTTTGGTGATTGGTTGGATTTACAAAGAAGTATTTTGGAAATTATGGATTTGTTGGATGTGAATAAATATAAAATAGATGAAAAATACGATGTATAATCCGTCTTTTAATATTGTATGCACAACTATTGGGCGCGAGTCATTACCAAGATTAATTGATAGTTTTAAAAATCAATTATTACCTGATGATACTTTCACCATAATATCCGACACTAATCATGAGTTTGTAAAAAACGTTCTGTCCAATTATAATTTCAATTTTAAATTAAATCATATCATTAATGATGGTGAAGTATTGGGGAAATACGGACATCCTTTGTTAAATAAATACATTAATAACCTTGAGGGTGATTTTATTATGTTTGCAGACGATGACGATTATTATGTTGACGATGCATTTGAAAATATTAGAAAATATGTTGTAGAAAAAAAATTATATGTTTTTAAACATAAATGGGGAGACACAATTAATTGGACAGTAAAAGAAATGACACTTGGAAATATTGGTAAATGCATGGGGGTTATTCCTAACACAAAAACTCTACCTATGTTCCAAGAAAATATATTTGGAGATGGGTTATTTTATGAGGATTTAGCCAAAATATTTGAGTATGAATTTGTTGATAAAATAATATATAAAGTAAGAGATACAATATGAGTAAGATAACATTAGTCACAGGACTTTGGAATATTAAAAGAGATGAACTAACTGAAGGTTGGTCTCGTTCATTCCAACATTATTTAGATAAATTTGAGCAACTATTACAAGTTGAGAACCCAATGATTATTTTTGGTGATTCCGATTTAGAATCTTTTGTATTTGAAAGAAGAAGTCGCGAAAACACTCAATTCATTGCTCGTAGTCAAGACTGGTTTAAAAATAATGACTTTTATAATAAAATTCAAGAAATAAGAAATAATCCTGAATGGTATAATCTTGCGGGATGGTTACCTGAATCAACTCAAGCAAAATTGGATATGTATAATCCTTTAGTAATGTCTAAAATGTTTTTACTAAATGATGCCAGAATTATGGACCAATTCAATTCAGAGATGATGTTTTGGATTGATGCGGGATTAACTAATACTGTTCATCCCGGATATTTTACTCACGACAAAGTGTTAGAAAAATTACCAAAATATATTTCAAAATTTTCATTTGTTTGTTTTCCATATGAGGCGAATACTGAAATACATGGATTTGAATTTAATAAGTTAAATTCTGTTGCGGGTTCAAAAGTTGATAAGGTTGCCAGAGGTGGATTTTTTGGAGGACCAAAACATACCATAACAGACATGAATGGAATATATTATAATTTTCTAAAAACTACATTAGAAGAAGGTTATATGGGTACTGAAGAATCTATTTTTAGTATTATGTGTTACACTCATTCCGATTTAATTAATTATTTTGAGATTGAATCTAATGGTTTATTTGGTAAATTTTTTGAGGATTTAAAAAATGATGAATTAGTTGTTAAGTCGGAAGGTGCTAAAGAAGTCGTTGTTAATAACTTGGACACAAATAAGGTTGGTTTATATGTTATAACATTTAATAGTCCAAAACAATTTGAAACACTAATACAATCAATGTTAGAATACGATAAAGATTTTATTATTAAACCGAAAAAGTTTTTATTAGATAATTCAACTGATTTATCAACAACACCAAGATATAAAGAACTTTGTGATGAATATGGTTTTGAACATATTAAAAAAGATAATTTAGGTATCTGTGGTGGAAGACAGTGGATTGCAGAGCATTTTCAAAATGAAACTGATTTAGATTTTTATTTGTTTTTTGAAGACGATATGTTCTTTTATCCTAAAGAAGGTGATGTATGTCGTAATGGATTTAACCGATATGTCCCAAATTTATATACCAAAACACTTCAAATTGTTAAAAAAGAAAACTTTGATTTTTTAAAATTAAACTTTAGTGAGTTTTTTGGAGATAACGGAACTCAATGGGCGTGGTATAATGTCCCACAACATATTAGAGAACAATATTGGCCAGGTAAGAATAGATTACCAGAACAAGGATTAGACCCAAATGCTCCAAGAGCTGTTTATAATTCTGTCAACACATATCAAGGAGTACCATATGTAACAGGTGAAATTTATTATTGTAATTGGCCTCAAATAGTTAGTAGAACAGGTAATCAAAAAATGTTTTTAGACACAACTTGGGCTCATAGTTTTGAACAAACGTGGATGAGTCACATGTATCAGTTAGTTAAAAATGGTAGTTTATATCCCGGATTATTACTTATGACACCAACTGAACACGATAGATTTGACCATTATGAAAGAAGTTTAAGAAAGGAAAGTTAAATTAATATTTTATCACTTTTTTTAAGATTATCTTCGGCCCATAACGGTTGTAAATTTGTATAATGACAAAGTTTATAAATTTCTTCTTCAGTTTTGGCAGAAGATAATGGAATGATGTGGTCAATGTGCCATTTACCCTGATTACCCCAAGACATTCCTTCCGTAAATTTTCGTTCTAAATGTTCTTTAAGAGATTCTGGAGAACACCCAATAATATTAAATGTGGGATTATTTTTTGTTATGTTTTTTGTGATGAGGAATGTTCTAACTCTATTTCTTATATTGTGAGATAATTTATACAAACTATCACTATTATATCTAAACATCACATAATCTGAATAATAAGTTTTATTATTGAGATAATATTTTTTATTATACCCCGGATTTAAATTATTAAATTTTATTTTATAATCTAAAAATTTTTTTTCATTATTTTTATAATATTTTTTATTATAATCTGTATTTTTAGAAAACCACTTGTTATTATACTCTTGTTTTTTTTGTGGGTGTTTTTTAATATAATCTCTATTTTTTAAACACCAACAAATCTTACATTCATTCCTATGACCATCTTTGGAATCTTTTCTTTTATTAAATTCGCAAAGTCCCTTTTCTTCTTTACACTTACTACAAATCTTTTTTTCCATAATACTCTCTAAGTAATTTATTTATTAATGATGACTTTTTGGTTTTATCTTCAACCATTCTATCAAATAATTCTCGGTCTAAACTAATACCGAACTTAATTTTACAATCTTTTTCTTGTTTTTTTGGTCTTCCCATATAATATAAATATCTGCAAATATAGTAAAAGTTTCACTATTATAAAACAAATTTACAATATATTTATTGTTATGGAATTTTACATAAAACAAAACGCAACTTTACCAGTATTAAAAATGAGCGTGGTGAAAGATGGACGAGCAGGTTATCTACAACTGATGGAAGATTTGGCAGTTTCCACTATCTTTTTTACCATGATAGATGTAGAAACTGGAATTCCTAAAATTGTTTCAGCTCCTTGTGGTATTGTACCTTTAATATTACCTGTCGGTGCCACACCCGAATATTATGTATATTTTCAATTCACTGCGAGGGATACAAATACACCAGGCAGATATCAAGGTCAATTTTTAATTAGGAATGACGAAGGTAATTTAATTCTTCCAATCAGAGAAGAATTATATATCAACATCCAACCAAGTTTTATTTCAGAAACGGCTTGTTGTTAATTTGATTATTTAAAGTTTTATTTTATATTTGCGATAGAAGGTAAATTTCACGATGGTGTGAAAGCTAATAAACCAACTATATAACATATGATATCAAACGAAGAAATTGAATCGTTCTTACACGGGAATGACCCCGAAGAATTTATAGTCGCAATAGAATACGATTATCGCGAAAATTCCATTTACAAGGTACGTGAAATACCCGGTAAGGGAAAAGAAATCCGTAAAGATACATTCACCCCATTCGCTTGGGTAGGTGACCTGCGTGGTATTAACTTTTACGGTAATTCAAAAGCTGCTCAGAAAGAAGCCATGACCAAACATGGTATTATGATTGACAAATTGGAGACCCACGGTAATGAAAGATTACAGAACGGTATGACGTTCATGGTTAAATCACTTAAAGGTTATAGAGAACTTATCCAATTCTTCAGAGAAGGTGGATGTGACCCATGGGGAGAAAAAACTAAAGACAAAGTAATGATTCTACCTCCTGTAGAACAATATCTCATCTCAAAAGAAAAACGATTATTTAAGGGTTTCGAGAACTATGACGAAGTGACCCGACTTGTATATGACTTGGAGACGACCGCTCTTGAACCAAAGGATGGTCGTATCTTCATGATTGGAATTAAAACAAACAAGGGTTATCACCGAGTGATTGAGTGTATGGATGAGAGAGAAGAAAAAAATGCAATCATTGAATTTTTTAGAGTGATTAACGAATTAAAACCAAGTATAATTGGTGGATATAATTCGGCAAACTTTGACTGGCATTGGATTTTTGAAAGATGTAATATATTGGGAATTGACCCAAAGAAAATTTGTAAATCGTTGCATCCCGACCATTCATTCACAAGAAAAGATTCAATGTTAAAGCTTGCGAATGAGGTAGAAACTTTTACCCAAACTTCAATTTGGGGTTACAATGTAATTGATATTATCCATGCGGTTCGTAGGGCTCAGGCGATTAACTCAAGTATTAAAGCTGCGGGTTTGAAATATATTACCCAATACATTAATGCTGAAGCTCCTGACCGTGTTTATATTGACCATTTGGATATCGGACCATTTTATGTGAAGAAAGAAGATTTTTGGTTAAACACTCAAAACGGTAAGTACAAGAAAGTTGGGGTTGATTCAAAGATTGATGATGCGTGTTCAAAACGCTCTGATGTTTATAACAAGATTACAGGTGACAAGTTAGTTGAGATGTATCTTGACGATGACTTAGATGAAACCCTAAAGGTTGACCAAGAGTTTAATCAAGCATCTTTTCTAATGGCTTCCATGATTCCAACCACATATGAAAGGGTTTCAACCATGGGGACGGCAACTATTTGGCGTCAAATTATGTTAGCTTGGTCGTATAAACATAATTTAGCAATACCGAATAAGCAACCAAAAAGAGATTTTGTTGGGGGATTATCAAGATTACTAAGGGTCGGGTATTCAAAAAATGTTTTGAAATTGGATTTTTCATCTCTATATCCATCTATCCAATTAGTACATGACATATTTCCTGATTGTGATGTTACTGGTGCAATGAAATCTTTATTAAGTTATTTTAGAAATACTCGTATTAAATATAAAAATTTGGCATCAGAATATAAAAACATTGATAAAAAGAAATCCGAATCGTATGGTAATAAACAACTACCAATTAAGATTTTCATTAATGCGTTTTTTGGGTCGCTAAGCGCTCCGTTTGTTTTTAATTGGGGGGATGTAGATTGCGGGGAAAAAATAACCTGCACCGGTAGACAATATTTAAGACAGATGGTTAAATTCTTTACAAAAAAAGGATATACTCCAACAGTTCTTGATACTGACGGTGTTAACTTTACATTACCAGAAGAAGGGGTTGATGAAAGGAAGTATGTTGGAAAAGGTAATAATTGGTTGGTCGAGAAAGATAAAATATACACTGGGTTTGACGCAGATGTTGCAGAATATAACGATTTATTCATGAAAAATGAAATGGGTCTTGACTGTGACGGTACTTGGGATAGTTGTATTAATTTAAGTCGTAAAAATTATGCAACTATGGAACATAATGGTAAAATAAAACTAACCGGTAATAGTATCAAATCTAAAAAATTACCCTTATATATTGAGGAGTTTTTAGATAAAGGTATTAGGATGTTGCTAGAGGGTGACGGACAATCGTTTGTGGAGTATTATTACGAATACTTACAAAAAATTTATGACAAACAAATACCATTAAGTAAGATTGCTCAAAGAGCTAAGGTTAAATTAACAATAGATGATTATAAGAAGCGATTAAACACTAAAACTAAGGCAGGTAATAGTATGTCACGCATGGCTCATTTAGAATTAGCAATCCAAAATAACTTAAAAGTTAGTTTAGGTGATGTAATAATGTATGTTAATAACGGGGTTAAAGCTTCTCATGGAGACGTTCAAAAAAAGAATGATGGGGTTCAAATAAATTGTTATATGTTGGATAAAGACATATTGGATAATAACCCTGATTTAACCGGGGATTATAATGTCCCAAGAGCAATAACTACATTTAACAAAAGAATTGAACCTTTAACCATTGTTTTCAAAGAAGAAGTTAGAAACAATTTAATTGTTAATGAACCCGATAAAAGAGGTATTTTCACTAAATCCCAATGTGAACTTATTGCGGGCGTTCCTTTTGAAGAATCAGACCAAGACACAATTGAGGATTTATTAACTTTAAGTGATGGTGAGTTAAAATTTTGGAATAAAGTTGGTGTTAATTGTGATTACATTTACGATTTGGCTGAAGAGGGTTGGGAAGATAAGTTAGCAACAATAATTTAAGAAAAGGTGATAAGATAAAAAATATTTTTTAATATTTATTATTAATGAAATACATTATAACAGAAAATAGATTAGATAAAGTTATATTCAAATTTTTGGATACGAATTATGGTGCTCTTGAACAAAAAAAAGGTAAGCTTGTTGATATTGTTTTTCACTTTCATGGTGAGGAATTTGGTGTTTTAGGATGGAAAAAACCAAAAGATTTATATGTTTATTACAAATTAAGAGACGAAATTTCTGACTACTTTGGACTGGAGAAGGTTGATTCCCTAAAGGTTATCGGTAAGTGGGTTGAAGACAGATACAATTTGAAAGTCATAGACACCCACCTCCTGTATTATCGGCAATATTTAAATAGTTGAAGACAGATACAATTTGAAAGTCATAGACACCTACCAATGCACAGGTAGTGTATAAAAATTCGTTGAAAATAGATTCAATTTGAAATAAATTAAGAACTTTTCAATCCGTCTGACGACAAAATATACCAGTTTCCACCACAAAATCTGAATTCAATACAAGCATACTTGTCGGCAACTATTTCATCATAGTCCTCATCAATCTTACCTATATTAGGTTTGATTGTTACTTTTGTCATTGCCTTTACCACAATATGGTCAGTTGTTTTGGAATCCAAAATAATTGTAGATTCACTGACATTTCTCACAATAATACATTCCTCTCCGTTGGTTCTATATTCCGACTCGGATACTATTGATACTTCTGATGTTTTTAAAATTTCCCCGTTGATTAATCTTGTTGACGGGATTGTTCTTATAATTGCCATAATATTAAATTACATATATTTGACGAGGCATTGCTCTGAACTTCATTTGTTTATTTAAGTTCTCAGCTATTAATGCTTCTCTTTCCATAACTTTTTCAGGTCTCAATCTTGTTAACCAACCTTCAGCACCTGTAAGTTCTTCTATTAATTTTGTTTTTTCATCTTTACCTTCGGTCAACAAACTTGTGTAGTCCATAGTTATTTCAGAATCAGGTGTTTTTAAATTACCACTGTATTTCCCTCTAACTCTACCTAATGTTTCTTTAACATAAGCGGTGAACCATCTTCTAACCCATTGTTGTGCAGGTACATTTAAATCAGACCAAGTAAGTTCTTCTAATGGAACATCATTTGGTGATTTAATTACATCAGGATTATTTTTTAAACAATCGGCTCTACTGTCAGGTGTTACATCGTAATACCAATACCACACAGCTCTACCAACATATTGACTATAGTTACCCCAATTAAATTGATTACCAGGTGCGTTGTATAGTTGTAAATCTTTTTTACCATCAGGTAATGCAGTAATTCTATAAGTTAAAGAACCTCCAAGAATTCTATTTAAAATGTTTGATTCTTGCATTCTTATTAGATAATCAAAACCTGACATCATAAAATAAGAACCTTGGTATCCCATTTGAGCGAATCCAGCTTCGTTGGCTCCAAGACCTACACCACCAAATCCCCCAATACCACCCATACCAAATGCGGTAATAGGTTGATTACTGAACCATAACACTTCATTAATCTCACGACCAGCAGGGATTTCGTAGTTTTGTTTGTTCTGTTCAAGAATGATATAATCTTTCTTTAATACCCAAGGACCTTCCGCCTGAAGACCCACGATTTTTGAATATGAATATGAGAATTGTTGTTCAAAATCCATTGTTCTTGTAATCAATGCTCTTGAAACTGATTTTTCGGTCATATTAAGATTAACCAAGTTAACCCACTGACTATCAATTAACCAATTTAAGATATATTGTTCATAATCTTGTATAGAGAGTTCCATTAAAGAATCCATCATTTCATCTTCAATTTCAACACTCCTAATTGGGGCACCCAATAAATGTTTGACTCTGGTATAAATTTTTGACCTTTCTGGTTCTGGAATAACTGCCATATCTAATAAATATCAATTAGTTTATTATTGTATATTGTACATTAATGAATCTAATGGGAATACAAAATTACCTTTAACAATTTTTGGTTTTTTATTAAAAATTAAAACATTCTTACCTTTTTGGAAAATCATTAAATCTGTGTTATAAATCTTAACACTCGCAGTTCCCTCTAAGGTAATACCATCTTCAGATACAATAATATTTCTGAAAGGTTTGATTTGAGCGGTATATTTTTTCTCATTATTTTTTAATTCTAAATCCACTCCTTGAATAGCATCTTTCTTACTTCCTAACTCACCTATTATTTCAACTTCAAACTCGTTGCCAAAATGTCTTCTAATAATTGCGGCTGTAATCGCTTCTCTTTTTGAACCGGCTTTATCTTTTTCAGTTAAGGTTCTTAACAAGTTATGAAGAGTTGAACTATCTTTATCAAATATTCTATATTTGTAATGGTCTATTGCTCTTATAAATCTTTCAACCTCTTTTTTCTGCTCTGATGGAGTTTTATCCATGAAGTTTATTGGAACCTTGTTTGGAATAGTTGCAATCACTTTATTCAAATCTTTCAACAAAATACAGAACGCAGTATAATTTGTATTTAACTTATTGATTACCGACCTACCAGGTCCCTCAAGATTATAGACACCAGGTAATTGGTCATTTTCGGGTGTTGAAATATAATTTTCAGAAAACATTTCTTTCATAATTTTGTTAATCCCATTCATGTAAGTCCATTTAATATCTGAATTAACATTGAATAACATTCTATAAAATTCATTTTCAGAAGAAGAACACATTTCAGATTTACCTTCAGTTAATACTTGTTTCATCTTGGTTGATTCCGCCAATTTCGTTTCAATTTTCATTTCATACATTTTACTAACAAAATCCCAATTAACAACTTTCCAAAAGTTTGTAATGTATTCATCTCTTTTGTTTTTGTATTTCAAGTAATAAGCATGTTCCCATAAATCTAATCCGAGTAATGGAAATCCACCACCTTCAATTACATTCATTAATGGATTATCTTGGTTTGGTGTGGACATAATCTTCAAAGTATTTTTTGAAGTTAGTATTAACCATACCCATCCTGAACCGAATCGGTCTTTGGCTTGTTTTTCAAATTCTTTTTTGAAGTTGGTGAATGTTCCCCACTGTTTGGTTATCTTTTTATAAAGTTCACCTTCAAGTTTTTTTGGGATTGGGGTTAAGAAATTCCAAAACAATGCATGATTAAACGCACCGCCAGCGTTATTTCTTATTGTCTTATCAAAACGACTGATTGTTTTTATTATTTTTTCTAAATCTAAATCCCCGTATTCTTTTTTTGCGAGGGCATCGTTCAATTTATCCACATATGTTTTATAGTGTTTATTGTAATGTAGATTCATTGTCTCAGGGTCAATAAACGTCTTCAAGGATGAATAGGAGTAAGGTAATTTTTCTATCCCTATTTTTTTCATTTCTGTAATCAACAACTTCTTTTCTTGGTTAATGCGGTTTTCAAGTATTTGTGTTTCTAGTTGTTGGATTTTCTTTTGTGTTTTTTTCATAATTTTGGATTATCCGTTGTATATAAATAATCCGTAGTTGATTAATATCTCAACTGATTGATTCTTTGTAGTATTTCTTCTGCGGTATCGGCGGGGTTTTGGTTGTCACCCATTACTGTTGCAATGACTTGTTTTTTGTTGTTTAGGATATCGTAGATGATTCCTTCTACTGTGTTTTCAAAGATTGGATAATAAACCAAAACATTATTTTTTTGTCCGTAACGATACGCTCGGTCTTCAGATTGAGCGTGGTCTGAAGGTAAAAATGATAAATCATTCATAATAACCGCTTCCGCTGCGGTTAATGTAATTCCAACACCTGCTGCCTTAATATTACCCACAAAAACTTTAACTTTTGGATTATCTTGGAATTGGTCAACTGAATGTTGTCGTTCAGGTTTTGACATTGAACCATCAAGTTTAACTGCAGCTTTTCCAAAATGTTCGGTGATTTTATTTAATGAATCTGTAAAGTTACAGAAAATGATAACCTTCTTGTCTTGTTCTAAAATATTTTCGGCAAGTTCAATTGTTTGCGTAATCTTTTCGTCGGCAATGATTTGTCTAACCTTTGTTAATTTAGAAAACTGAACTGTTAGTGATTTTGATTCTTCGGGATTTTTATCATACCAATCATAATATTCGCCCATTACTTCCTCGTATTGTTTTGATTTTAATCTCAAATATACTGGAGTTATAATTTTATCTGGTAGGTCAAGAACATCTTCTTTTAATCTCCTTAATATTGTTCCTGATGTTCGGTCTCTTAGTTCTTCAAGATTACTAGAACCTGTAACATTCCATATCTTTCTACCACCGGCATTAAATTGATATCCACTACAATATCTGATGGCATAAGCCATCCAGTTTTTACTTACGGGAGAATCAACCAAACTTAGTAGATTAAAATAATCCATTGGTCTTGAGGTCATTGGAGTTCCTGATAATAACCAAAGTCGGTCAATGTTTTTAACAATGTCGTTGATAAGTTTTGTTCTTTGGGCTGTAGCATTCTTAATATAGTGAGCTTCATCAACGACTACCAAATCAAAATTTGAATTAAGAATTACCGAATCTTCTTTCTTCTTTGGGTCGTGAAAATTTTTGATAATGTCATAATTTGCAATTACAAAATCGTGTTCAGTTGAGAAGTTTTTGCCTTCCGCAATATAAATTGTTTTGTCCGAATAGTTTTCAATCTCTCGTTTCCAATTAATTTTTAAAGTTGCAGGACAAATGATTAATACTTTTTTGGCTCCCGTCTCCAACGCGGCAATGATTGTTGATGTGGTTTTTCCCAGCCCCATATCATCGGCTAAAATAAACTTTTTATTCTCAACTAATTTTTGGATTGCTTCTTTTTGGTGTTCAAGTGGTGGACGGTGAGAATATTTGGAATAATCAATAACAACATCTTTAACTGAATTATCTTTAATAATAGCGGCTTTTGGTAACCAAAAATCGTGTAATTCTTCTTTTTCAAAAACTTTACCCCAAATGTGGTATGCCTTTTCTTTATCGGCTAATAGCTTCTCAACCCATATTTTTTGTGGGATTTCTGTATATAATTTATCGTCTGCTAACTTTTGAGCAAAGTAGGCATCAAGAATCACCCACTTCTTTGCAACCTTTGGTTGATTGTCGTGGAATGATAAAATATACTCCGATTGGCTTCTTGTTGGGTAGAACTTCTTGTTAATCTGTGATTTCCGTTTCAGTTCCAAAAGGTAGTTATTACCACCTTCATATGTTTCAAGAATCGCCATCGCTTTTGACTCCAAACTTATTTCCATTCTTTTAAATAAAAGTTTGCTTTAAATATAAGTAAAAATAAAGTATTTATCAACATATGAAAATGTCTGAAGATAAATTAACCAAATTAATTAAAAAAATGATTAATGTGATTAAACCTAATGGGGTATTGGATATTGAGTTTCGTTTGGTTCCGTTGGGTATTAGAGATGATGAGTTTTATATGGAAACAACATATATTGTTCCTGACGATAGCCCATTATTAAATATGGGTAAATCTCCTCGTTCTTTCAACGATATTAGAATGGGATGGAATAATGAGTTAAAAAAATCAATTAAAAATTATTTTAACACAAACGTAATAATCAGTTCAACGAGTGTATCGTCTGAATCATACCACAATAAAGAAAAGGAAAAATAATATGCAAAAATTAGTTCCAATAACAAGATTAGGTAAATTTTTTGGTGGGGAGGATTATACTTTAGATACCAGTATGGGTCAAGAGTGGCTAGAAGGCGATATGAACTTTACCGTTATTTTATATCGTATTGACAGATATAAGACAAAAACCGATGCAGTTTATGGTGAGGTTTTAGAAGATGGTATACAATTCTTGGCACCTATTGAATTAAAAGGTCTTGTTCAAGTTCTTGCACCATCACATAAATTTTTAGGTAATTCAAAAGTTGAACAACAGGAACCTGGAAATATGAAATTTTCAATATATCAAAAACAACTTGATGATTTGGGTGTTGAAATTTTTCAAGGGGATTATTTAGGATATTATGAAACTGAAAGTAGGGTAAGGTATTATTCAGTTGCCGATGACGGATATGTAAAATCGGATAATAAACATACATATGGTGGTTATCGCCCTTTTTATAGGACCATAATTGCGACGTACGTCAGTCCTGACGAATTTAAAGGTATATAATATGAAGAAATGTAATAAAATATTATAATGAAAGTAATGGTATATTATAACTTAAACAAACATACCTTCTCTGTTACTCATAACGGTAAGGTTATTATGTATGCCGATTATGTTAAATTAAAAGATGTAGAATTTAGAGTTAGACAAGGTGGAAAAGAAAAAGTCCGTAGTGAAAAAAGAAAGAATGTTCACGCCTTTGTTATTGGAGAATTATTAGATTACTTTGAATACCCTTGTAAAAACATCCCAACATCATTATCAAATAATGTTATTACATATGACCCATACAAATACGACTCGTTTGTATTTAAAAATACCGAAGAACCTGTTTATCGTGCAAGTGAAGTTGACATGATAAACTCAAAAGATAAACTATTTGTTGTAAAAGAATAAAATGCCATTACCAAGAAACATAGTTAAACCAACATTACCTTTAGTACCAAAAAAAGTTTTATCTGAAAGAAGAGAACAACTTTTAGAGTATATTAAAGAAGATGGAACTTATCTACCTAAATCAGTATTACATGCTGATTTGGATAGGGGTATGTTGGATTTTGTTAAGACCGAATTAGAGGTTGTTACTGCAGGTAAAATAGTACCAATGTTGGATATTATTATTACAACACAAAACTGGTCACAATATTTAGAAACTTGGAAGTTTGTTGATTTAGATTATAACCCCTCGCCACCATTCATTACGGTAGTTAGAAATCCTGAAGTTAAGTATGGTACAAATCCATCACTTCAGTATACAATTCCTAACAGAAAACAATTTTATTATGCATCGGTTCCAACATGGAATGGAAATGAACAGGGTATGGACATTTACACAATTCCACAACCTGTTCCTGTAGATATCAAATATAGTGTTAAAATTATATGTAATAGAATGAGAGAACTTAACCAACTTAATAAAGTGGTTATGCAAACATTCGCTTCAAGACAAGCATATACTTTTATTAAAGGGCAGTATGTTCCAATTATTATGGATAATGTTTCGGATGAATCTCAAATGACTATTGATGCTAGAAAGTATTATATTCAAAATTATGATTTCACAATGTTGGGGTATCTAATAGATGAAGATGAGTTTGAAGTTAAACCCGCAATTCAAAGAATTACACAATTATTTGAGTTAGATACATCAACAAGAAAACAAAAAAGAAAAAAATATCCTGAAAATCCAAATGAGTTTGAAACTAACTTTTTATTTGTTACGGGTAATACCACTTTAGTTGATATGATTGACTATACAGCAAACATGAACTTACTTGGTTCAGATAATGTTGATACATACGACATCTATATAAATGATGACTATTACGGTAGTGATGTTTCAATAATTCAAATCACAACAAATGATATTTTAAGAATTGAAATCACAAAATTAGATGCGGCATTGGAATCTAAAATTTCATTCAATAGTAAGTTAGTTTAATCTTCTCCGTAGATATCTTTCTTCTCTTTACACTTTTCTATAATTAAATTTTCCAAAAACTTATAAATCTTAATTCCCCTCTTATCACAGTACTTTTTTAGTATTTCATGTGATTCAGGGGATATTTTTATATTTTTAATTTCTTTCTTTGTTTTCATGGTATGAAAAAAGGTAGAATTATTTCCTACCGATTATAAATACTTATCCAAAAGTAAAGTTTTTTCATATAATATTGAATATTTATCAATAAAATAAATCTGTAACAGAACAATTTAATAATGGCAACAGCACAAGCAAATCAAAAAGTATATGTATCACCAGGGGTGTACACATCTGAAACCGACTTATCTTTCGTAGCCCAAAGTGTGGGTGTAACGACTTTAGGTCTTGTTGGAGAAACTATCAAAGGTCCAGCATTCGAACCAGTATTCATAACTAACTACGATGAGTTTCAAGCTTATTTCGGGGGAACTGAACCCGTTAAGTTTTATAACACTCAAATACCAAAGTATGAGGCGGCATATATTGCTAAATCATATTTACAACAATCAAACCAATTGTTTGTTACAAGAGTTTTAGGTTTATCAGGTTACGATGCAGGTCCATCATGGTCTCTTGCAGTTACAGCAAATGTAGACCCAACAACTATTGGTGACCCATCTACTGGAACATCATTTACTGCAACATTCACAGGGAACTCAACAGGAAATACTGTGAACTTTATTTCAGGTTCGTTACCTGCACAGGTTATTGCAAACTTTTCAGTTCAATACAAATTACAAGATGGAAGTACATCTTCATTACAAACAGATTTTAACACCTATTTGGATGCTGTCATGGACACACCATCAACATCAGCAACAACCGCTGTAATATATGGTGCAATTCCTGAATCAGCATATTTTTCAGTAACTGGTCAATATTCAACAATTATAAACCCTTTTGATTGTGAAAATAATTTCGCACAAAATGATTTAACTGCAAGTAATAATGATTCTTGGTATTATGCTGACTTTAATTTCCAAAACGGAGATTCATTAACTAACAACTACACAGGGTATTCATTCTATTACTCAGTTTCAAATTTAATCTCAGGTGCTAGTGGAGCTTTCACAGGTACTGTTGTAGGTAATTCATATACATTTACAGGTACTCCTTATACAGAGTTTAACAACATGGTGATTGCAACTCTTCGTTCAAGAGGTATTTCAAACTATGAAAACAATAGTTCAAGTATTTCCCATGGACCCGTTTATGAAGTTGGTATTGATTACGATAATAATAACACTTGGGTACCAAACAACCTTCAATTAATTTGTACAGGACAATATTCAGAAATCACAAGTTCACCATATTCACAGTTCTTGTTATCAGGTGTAACTAAAGATAACAATACATTCACATTTGAAGCATCTATGTTAGCTTCGGATTCAAAATATATCACTAAAGTATTAGGTGTGGATAATTTTGGAAAATCAAGATTTGAAGTCCCAATTTATGTTGAGGAAGCTTATCAGGGTTCTTTAAATTATGCCTATAATCAAGGATATATTCGTGGTTTGGCATGTGATTTAATTGCATTACCTGATGCTAGAAGTGAAAATTCATCATCTATTGCGTATAATTTAGAAAGATACCAATCACCTGAAACACCATTTTTAGTTTCAGAATTAAGAGGTAATAAAGTTTATAAATTATTCAAGTTCATTTCAATTTCTGATGGAGATGCTGCAAATACTGAAGTTAAAGTTTCAATTGCGAATCTATCGTATAACAACATGAGTTTTGATGTTTTAGTTAGAAATTTCTTTGATACGGATGCTAATCCAGTTGTTATTGAGAAATTTACAAACTGTAATATGGACCCAGCATCTAACAACTTCGTTGCTAAGAAAATTGGTTCGTCTAACGGTGAATTTGCTTTAATTTCAAAATACATTATGATTGAAATGGCTGATGAGGCACCTATTGACGCATTACCTTGTGGTTTCTATGGTTATACACAAAGAGAATATTCAAGTTTTGATACATACCCTTCACCATATCCTAAATTTAAAACAAAATACTATTATCCTGGAGAGGTTATATCTAACCCACCATTTGGTGCAAATGCGGGTGGAGCACCTGTTGAATCTGCGGGAGACATTGTTAGAAGAAGTTATTTAGGTTTTTCAACTCAATTTGGTATTGACGAATCTTTCTTAACATATAAAGGAAAACAGAATCCTTCAAACTGGATTTCAAATCCTTTAGTTGAAGGTCAACCTTGGAATATTATCAGTAAAGGTTTCCACATGGACTCAGGTGCTACGGTTGTTACAATGGCTAATACTTATATGTCAAGTGGTCAAACAGCATTTGAATGTGGTGTTGCTGATTTCACCAATGACCCTCAAACTCAAGAAAATCCTTACTACTTTATATACTCAAGAAAATACACAGTATGTTTTGCTGGTGGTTTTGATGGTTGGGATATCTACAGAGAATGGAGAACTAACCAAGACAGATTCCAATTAGGGGCTTCAGGTTACTTGGCAGGTGCATCTGCATCTTCAAGATACCCAACAGCTACAGGTGATGGTTTATTCAAGAGAATTGTTGTTCAAAATAACACTCAAGATTTTGCAAATACTGACTACTACGCTTATTTACTTGGTATCTTAACATTTGCAAATCCTGAATCAACAAACATTAACATATTCGCAACTTCAAGTATTGATTATATCAATAACTCTAATCTTGTGGAAGAAGCAATTGACATGGTTCAATATTCAAGAGCTGACTCGGTTTATATTGCAACAACCCCTGACTACAACATGTACACTCCTGATTCAACAAACCCTCAAGATATTATCTACTCTCAAGAAGCTGTTGATAACCTTGATAACACAGGAATTGACTCTAACTATACCGCAACTTATTATCCTTGGATATTAGTTCGTGATACAGTTAATAATACACAAATTTACTTACCACCAACTGGTGAGGTTTGTAGAAACTTAGCGTTGACTGATAACATTTCATTCCCATGGTTCGCATCAGCGGGTTACACAAGAGGTCTTGTAAACTCAATCAAAGCTAGACAAAAACTTACACAAACTGATAGAGATACATTATATCAAGGTAGAATTAACCCTATCGCAACTTTCTCTGATGTTGGAACTGTAATTTGGGGTAACAAAACATTACAAGTTGCTGATACGGCACTTAACAGATTGAATGTAAGAAGATTATTACTTCAAGCTCGTAAGTTGATTTCAGCAGTTGCTGTTAGATTGTTATTTGAACAAAATGACCAAATTGTTAGACAACAATTCTTGGATAGTGTAAATCCAATCTTGGATTCAATCAGAAGAGATAGAGGTCTTTATGATTTCCGTGTAACAGTGTCTTCAACACCTGAAGATTTAGATGCTAACAGACTAGTAGGTAAAATCTACTTAAAACCTACGAAGGCATTAGAATTCATTGATATTGAGTTCTTCATCACTCCAACAGGAGCTTCGTTTGAAAATATTTAATAAACTTAATGGGGATACTTCGGTATCCCCTTTAATTGCCTAATATGAGAAAACAACTTAGAGAAGGATTTAACAAGGAAGGTACTCCAGATATGAAATACTATGCCTTTGATTGGGATGACAATATTGTTCATATGCCAACAAAAATCATGGTTAAAACGGAAGATGGTAATGAAGTTGGTATGAGTACGGATGATTTTGCGGAATATAGACATGTTTTGGGAAAAAAACCATTTCAATATAAAGGAGATACCATAGTTGGATTTGGGGAAGAACCTTTTAGAAATTTTAGAACCAAAGGTGATAAAGATTTTTTAATTGATGTGATGAGAGCAAAAGAAGGTCCAGCATTTGGTGATTTCAGAGAAGCAATCAATAACGGGTCAATTTTTTCAATAATCACGGCTAGAGGTCACAATCCTGAAACATTAAAACAGGCGGTATATAATTATATCGTGAGTGGTTTTAATGGTATTGATAAAGACCAACTAGTTAAGAACCTTAAAAAATATAGGACATTTGTCGGTGAGGAAGAAATGAGTGACGACGATTTAATTAAATCATATTTAGAACTTAACAAATATCATCCAGTTACTTTTGGAGAAGGAGATGCTGCCAACCCTGAAGAATTAAAAGTTAGGGCAATGGAAGATTTTGTTTCTTATATAAAAGGGATGGCTGGTATACTTAATAAGAAAGCATTTATTAAAAATGACATTTCAAATAACTTTATACCAATGGAACCTAGTATAGGATTTTCAGACGATGATATAAGAAATGTAGAAGTAATGAGTAAACATTTTAAAGATAAACCAGATAATATAGTTAAAACTTATTCTACTGCTGGAGGCATTAAAAAGGAATATAAATAAAGAATAATCTCATCAAAAAAAAAGTAAAGAGAAAAATTTTTTAACAAGACTATATTTATAGATATAAATAAAAAAGAACTTAAAAAAAAAATTAAAATAACATGGCTGATTTATTAATGAAAATGCCGATACCTTATGAGCCGAAACGTCAGAACCGATTCATTTTAAGGTTTCCATCAAGTTTGGGTATAAATGAATGGTTTGTTGAGTCAACGGCTAGACCACACATCACAATTGCTGCAACGGAAATACCATTCTTAAACACCTCAACATATGTTGCAGGTAGATTTACATGGCAAACTATCCCGGTTAAATTCCGTGACCCAATTGGACCTTCAGCAGCACAAGCTCTTATGGAGTGGGTTCGTTTACATGCTGAATCAGTTACAGGTCGTATGGGTTATGCTGCGGGTTACAAAAAAGACATTGACCTTGAAATGTTGGACCCAACGGGTGTTGTTGTTGAGAAATGGATTCTTCAAGGTACATTCTTAACAGATGTTAACTTTGATTCATTGGCTTACAATGGAGATGCATTAGCGACAATTTCTGCAACATTACGAATGGATAGATGTGTGTTAGTTTACTAGTTTTTAATACTATTTACGAATTTTCAAATCTAATTATATTTAACCGTAGGGACACTATAAACTCTCTACGGTTAATTTTTTTATATGGATAATCAAACAATCGACTACGGTCAACAAAATTTTACATTACCACACGATGTGGTACAATTACCTTCACAAGGTATTTTTTACAGAAATAAAAAGAAATCAATTAAAGTTGGTTATTTAACCGCTGCCGATGAAAATATTATAATGGCAGGTGGAAGTGATTTAACACTTAATTTGTTAAGGGCGAAAATATATGAGCCGGATATGAGGATTGAAGACCTTATTGAGGGTGATGTTGAAGCTATCTTAATTTTCTTAAGAAACACAGGGTTTGGACCTGAAATAACTTTAAACCTTACTGACCCAGCAACTAAAAAAACATTCCAAACAGATGTAACATTAGACCAATTATCAATTATTAATGGTCAACAACCTAACGATGATGGTACATTTGTTATTAATTTACCAAAAACACAATCAACAATTAAACTTAAACCATTAACTTATGGTGAAATTTTGGAGATTGGTAAAATGGCTGACACATATCCTCAAGGTAGAGTTGTACCAAAAATTACTTGGAGAATGCAAAAAGAAATTATTGAGATTGATGGGTCAACTGATAAAGCGGCTATCGCAAAATTTGTTGAGTCAATGCCAATTGCTGATTCAAAATTTGTTAGAAAATTCATGAATGAAAATGAACCTAGATTGGATATGACTAAAATTATTATTGCCCCGTCAGGAGAAAAACTAACAGTAAATGTTGGTTTCGGGGTTGATTTTTTTCGTCCTTTCTTCTGATTATAGGAAAAATCAGATAGACGAATTTTACTATCTGAACAATTTAATGAAAATAACATATCAAGATTTTATTCAAATGCCAATATTTGTGAGAAAATATTTGTTGGATAAATGGATTGAAGAAAATAGGAAGGACTAAAAATTTAGTCCTTCTTCTATTTATATATAAAAGTAATTGTAATTATGGCGACTAATAATAGAGACGATGTAGGTAGGATTGAAGACCTTGAGAAAAGTTTTGAAAAATTGGGTAAACCAATTGACCAAATTTTAGATGCTATTGGTAGCATGTATAGTGAGGCGAACAAATTAAATAATGCTTTCTTACAAAGTAGGACCAGATTAGATGAAATGAATGACGCGGTGGCAAAGGCGGCTGCTGGTGTTATTCGTTTGGGTGGGAATATTAATGATGTTGGTGATACTATGATTGGCATTGCTGATGGTGCAAGAAGAAATGTTATTGCAACTGAAGACCAAGTTAGTAAATTATACGCCGCAACAACAATTTTAGGTGGCAGTACTAAAGATTTAGTTGAAAATTTTGATAATGTTGGTATTTCAGTATCTCAGATAGGTACAAACTTAGAAAGTTCTATTGAATATATTCAAAGTGTTGGTTTAAATGCCAAAACCGTAATGGGTGATGTCACCAACAATATGGAACAGATGAATCGTTTCCAATTTGATAATGGGGTTCAAGGGTTAGCTAAAATGGCAGCACAATCGTCAATGTTAAAATTTGACATGAAACAAACTTTTGCGTTTGCAGATAGAGTTCTTGACCCTGAAGGTGCTATTAATATGGCTGCGGCGTTTCAAAGGTTAGGGGTATCTGTTGGTAATTTAACTGACCCTTTTGCTTTAATGAATGAGTCAATAAATGACCCGACAGGATTACAAAACAGTTTAGCTAGAGTTGGTGAAAAATATACAGTTTTTGATGAAAAAACTAAAACTTTTAAAATTAATCCACAAGGTGTTTTAATTTTAAGAGAAATGGAAAAAGAGGCTCAATTGGTTAGTGGAACATTAAGTAAATCTGCTTTAGCCGCGGCTGATTTAGATAGGAGAGTTTCTAACATTAATCCGTCTCTAAAGTTTGATAGTGAAGAAGACAAACAATTCTTAGCCAATATGGCTACTATGAATAAAGAAGGTGAGTATACCGTTCAATTAAAAAATGATAAGACAGGGGAAGTTGAAACCAAAAGATTAGGTGATATTACCCAAGAAGAGATGGAGAAATTAAGGGAACAACAGGAAAGGGCTCCAAAAACTTTAGAAGAAATACAAATAAATCAGTTAGATGTATTAAAAAATATTGAAAGTGCTATTTCAGGTAATGTTGCAAAGGCAACCTATGGAATTGCAGGCGCTTCTGTGATTAGAGGTAATATTTTAGGTGCGGATAGAATTACAAGAGCTGTTACAGGTGCTGTAGATAAAAATGTACCTGAGAGTACTGAAATAACAAAAAGTATTAATACTGCTGTTGGTAAAATGTCGGAACTTTTTACGAAAAAAGATACAGGTAAAATAAGTGATGCTGATTTTGCAATTAAAATTGCAAAACTTGAAGATGAAATTAAAAATAAAGCGTCTGAATATGGTAGTAAAGGTATTGATGCTTTAAAAAATATATTAGAGGAAACTAATAAAAACATAACAGGAAGTAGTGGTCTTGAAAAAGAATTTAAAAAATATACAACAGAAATGTTGACGGGTAAAAAAGAACTTACTCCAACAAATACTAAAACAGGAGTAATATCTGGAACTCAAACAAAACCTTTGACAAGAGAACAAATATTAGGTATAGGTGGTACCACAAAAAAATATGACAAAACATTCTCACAACAAAAACAAGTGAATTCACAAGTAGATTTTGGTGGTACGATAACTGTTAAAGTAGACGCCCCTCCAGGTGTTGCATTAAACCAAAAACAATTAAATGATGTGTTTAACAGTCAAGAGTTTAAACAATATATTGTAAAGGTAAGCAAATCAAATACAGAAGGTAAAAATCAAGGTGTTGTTAGTTATGGTTAATGATAAAAAAATACTATTAACCTATTTATTAGTAAAAGTATAGATGGGCAGTCCATTAGATTATATTAGTACGGAAGGTTTTAGGAAAAAACTTATAACAAGGAATTTAGTACCTTATGCTAAATCCCCTAATAAGGCTACGCCTCCTATTACTTATGAGGTGGTACAATCAGATTTATCTGTTATTGATAGTCCTGATTTCTTAATTGATACGACATTTTTTGCTGACAAGCAATACCCACTTAATCAATGGGGAAATGAAGGTGGTTACAAACAAGCACCTGATGTTTCGGGTAATTTAAATACAAAATCAAATCAAGGTGAGTATGGACCAGGACAACAAGATGCTCATATAATTGACCAAGCAAAGATAGCTGCTCAAAAAGGTTTTGCTGGTATTACCACACCTTATATTGCCGCTAATGCGTTTGGTAATGGAGGATTACAACAATACGATGCAGGTGTTTACATTACTACACCTGATACAATTTCAAGTTCAATACCAGGTGGTATTAAAGCATTATATAATAACCAACCATATCCATCAGTATTTAACCCTTCATCTTATACACCATTATCAATTTTATTAACTCCTGACCCAAATGGTAGTAATGGTTTATTAAGTCAAGATTCGTTTATTGCTAGATTGGGTGCTAAAACGCTCAAAAAAGAATTTGAAGATAGAATTGGTAGAGCCATTATTAGAGAAACTATTGGACGAGCAAATATATTAAATGTTAATAGTAGTACAAATCTTGTTAACATTTTAACAGGTAATGTTCCAATTATAGAACCAAACTATCAAATTACCGTCCCATCAAATCCAGTAACAGCATCTGCTGATTTTGCATTAAGATTGGGTGGAAGTTTATTGCCTTTTTCTTTGATACCGGGTTCATATTTTGACCCAAATATCAATCCACCTTCACCAACAACAATACAACAATCTTTACTTGCCAACCCATTGGCTGCGGTAGGTAATTTTGTAAGTAATTTATTAGGCGCGGGTAAGACAGGAACTCAAATATTTTATAATAATACTGGTGCTGGTCAAAAATCTATTTTATGGAAAAACATAAATTATAATAGATATAAACCTAATTACGATAGAACACTACTTGACCGACTTGGAGGTGCGCTTGTTGGAACTCAAACTAACAATTCAAATTTCTATATTGGTTCGGATACTTCTGACCCAACGAGAGTATTTTCACCAAGCCGTGCGTTACCTGTTGACGCTTTTGGTAATGAACAACAATCACCTGTATATGGTCCACAAGAATTGGCTCAACTATACGAAGGTCCAAGTAAAGATGTTAGGTTAGGTGCTAACGGTCCAACATATAGTAATGGTGGTGGTATTGAGGGTGGATTTACATGGGTATCTCCAAAATACAAAGGTAATGCTGGTAAGAAAGTTGGTATAGGCGGCGAAATCATAAATCAAGATGAGGATTTTAAACCTTCATCTTATGATTCAACAGAATCAACGGAAAGAACTTTTAGACAAGGTTCCATTCTTGACGACACACAAAGAATCATAGATAGCCAACCTCAAGGAGGTAAAAGATTACAACATGTTGGTAATGCTATTGACCAAGTGAGTAAAGTATTCAATGACGGTTATAAAGAATTAACCAAAGGTTCAAGAGTTATTAAATATACAGGTTCTATCGGACAAGAAGTTGGAACCGAATACTGTAGAGTATTTGCAAAAGATATTCCATATCTACAATATAGTGATTTACAAAAACAAGATGGTATCGTTACTGAAGGTAGAAGATTTTCTTATTCTGTTTTAGATAAAACTTACAACCTAAACATTTCACCAAACAAACAAGAAGGGGGGCAAGATTCAACCAATTTGATTGGTTCATATAATAATGCTAAAGCAAAAAAATATATGTTTTCACTTGAAAACTTGGCTTGGGTAACATCTAATACACCAGGTTTTAGGGTTGGTGATTTACCAGTTTGTGAAAGAGGGCCTAATGGAGGTAGGGTAATGTGGTTCCCACCGTATGGATTAACATTTAGTGAGACAGTACAAGCGAATTGGCAAGGTAATGATTTTATTGGAAGACCTGAACCAATTTACACATATAAAAATACAAGTAGAACTGGTAGCTTACAGTGGAAAATAGTTGTTGACCATCCTTCAGTTTTGAATGTGATTGTTAATAAAGTTTTGGCGGACCAAACAAATAAAACTAGAATTGATTCTATATTGGAATCGTTTTTTGCGGGATGTAGAAAATACGACTTGTATGAGTTAGCTAAAAAATATTATACTATACCACCAAATGACTTGTTTGATATACAACAAGCTTTGTCCTCAAAAGAATTAACAAGAGAACAAATTGAATATACTGTTAATACTATAGAAACAATACCACAACTATCTAGCAATCAAGGTACTGGTAGTGCACCTGAATCAACACTTGGGACATTTGTAAACTTAGGGTTTTATTTTAATAATAATTTACCAAAGGAATTTAACCAACCTTTTACTCCATTGTATGATACATATATTACCACAGGAAAAACATTTTATCAACAACAATCACCAACTCCAGGACAGACAACTTCATTTTTTGATAGTGTAGTTATACCCAACAAACAAAAACTTGATGCTTTAATAAATGAATTAGAAAAACAATTTAATGCTAACAAAAACTCTGAAGGTAATATAGAAGGTACAGTAACAATAACAATTGATAGTAGTACTTCACCTGCAGGAAAAGAAGCATCTAATAATATTTTATCGGCAAAAAGAATTAATTCTGCTGCAATATTCATTACAGGTGATACTAGAATGAAACCATATGTTGGAACA